GATGGTTGCCTTCGCCGGGGTGGCGGAGGTCAGGACCGCGTCGGCACTCACGTCGGCGGTTGACCCGTCGGCGTAGGTGGCGATCACCGTGCGGGCGGCGTTGGCCTCACCCACGGTCATCGCGAAATCGGCGCCCTGACTGATCGAGGCCGGTACCGGCTGGGTCTTGACGATCCCGCGGGCGTCGTTGAGCAGGGTCGCCCAGTAGCCGAACAGGCCGATGTCGATACCGCCGTGTTCGATGTCGAGGGCGTCGACGCGGATCGGGACACCTGGCAGCTCATAGAACGTCGCCGCGGCCTTGATGCCGACGATGACGTCGGAGTCGGCGACGACGGACCCACCGGGGACCACGGTGAACGACTCCATCGACCCGGACTCGAGGCCCAGGCTCATCGACAGGAACTCGAGCACCTGATCCTTGGGGGTGAGGAGCAGGGACCGGTAGGCGGCGTTGCCCAGGACCGCGAAGGTCGGGGTGCCGATGTCGACCAGGCCAAGGGCCGCGTCGACCAGGGCCGCGGTCGCGGCACTCACACCGGTCGGGACGGTGCCCGCGGTGATCGCCGTCGCTGAGGCGTCGATGAACTGCCCGGCCTTGATGTCTGACTTCCGGGCGTAGGACTCGCGCAGGGCCTGCACGTAGGACTCGAGGAAGCCCTCATCGGGGAAGTCGACGAACTTACGGTCGAGGTCGTTCCCGCCCGCGAGGCGGTTCGCGGAGGTCGTCGCGGCCTCGGTGTCGACGTCCTCGGACGTGATCGCGGCCTTGTCCCCGGCGTAGTCGTAGACCTCCGGAGGGGTGACCCAGCGCCAGCCCTTCAGGCTGTACGCGGTCAGGTCACCGTGGGTGAGGAGCGGCACGAAACGCCGCTGATACTGCACACCCGACCACAGCTCACCGAGGAACGCGACCCCGGAGACGTCACCGCCGACCTGGGTGTTGGTCACGTCGTTGAGGGCGGCGATCATGCGCCGGTCCCCTGCCTTCGCGGCGGCGACCGCGGCGGCGGTGAACTCACGCAGGGTGAGCGTGGTTCCCTTCGTGCTGCGCGCCCCGGCTGAGGCGGCGAGGCTGCGTGGCTTCGTCACGGTTGAGCCTTCCTGGTGTTGTGAGGCCGCAACCGGGACGGGTGCGGGGTCTGTGGGGGCCTCCTCCTCGGAGTCGTCTGCTAGGGCGTCCATCAGGTCTTGCAGGGTCGTCTCGGGGGTGATTTCGAGGGCATCGGCCTCGAGCTCACCGTCCTCGACGGGGGCGTCGTCGCCGGGTGCGGCGTCAGGGTCTGGCACCTCATCGCCTTCGGGGTCGACGTCGCCGTCGGGGTCCGCCTCGGGGTCTTCCTCCTCGAGGTCGCCCGCGTCGGCGGCGACAAGCTGCGCGGAGGGGAACGCCGGAACGGTGACCAGGCCTGCACCGTTGAGCTGGCCGCCCAGGAGGGCGCCGTTGCGGATGACCACGTCATCGACCTCGACCGACAGGCCGGTACGCAGGCCCTCCGCGGCTTCCTCGAGGGCGTCGTCCCCTGCGCGGGTCTTCGCGATGCCGAATGTCACGCGCAGACCCTTGTCCGTCTCCTCATGGGACAGGAGGCGACCGAGGGGGCGGGTCAGGTCGTGCTCGTTGTTCAGCACGAAGCCTTCGGTGACCTCGACGCAGCCTTTAGACGCGGTGACCTTCCCCGCGGAGGTGTTGCCCGGTTCCCCGTAGGGCAGGAGCAGGCCGGACACCGTGCGGTCGTCGCGGTTCGCGGTCAGGGTGCCTGACTGAATCTTCAGCTTCACGGTGTCAGTCCTTCGTCGGGGTGCCGGACGGTGACAGGGTAGCCGCATCGGCGAATAGCTGGGTCATATCGAGGGCGATCCGCTTACCGGGCGGGCAGACGGTGTCAAGGGACAGGCCCGCACCGATGCAGTCGGCGTAGGGCTTCACGCCCTGCTGCGCGAGCTGAAGGCCGACCCCGACCGAGGTGTTCGTGTAGGTGAGTGAGGTCTGCACGGCCCCGGCGTCGACCGCGGCGGACGGTATGCCGATCAGGCGGGCGACGTCGACCGCGGCGGCGTTGCGGGCCTGCACCAGGAGCTCGGTGACGACCTCGCCGGGGAACTTGGCTTCGATGCCGAAGGGGATGAACGCGACGGTCCCTTCGGGATCCTGGCGGGCGGTACGCCAGGCCTGCAACAGGTCGCCGACCTCATCGTCGTCCGGGTCTTCGGTGCCGTCGGTCAGGGTGTCGTCGGAGGTCTGCTGAAGGATGGTGGTCGGCGTGGGGTTGGCTACGGCCTTAGTCCAAGCGAGCTCGAGGGCGATCGCCCCGCGCAGGGTCCGCGCCCCGGTCGTCAGGATGCCGTCATGCGGGCCCTTGATGAGGGCGAACGTGCCCGCCTCGAGCGGCTGACCGTCCTCATCGCACACGTTGCCGTCACCGTCGAATGACCACAGGGCCGGGGACAGGCGGTCGACCGCGGCGACCGCACCGCGTCCGTCCTTCGTGATCGGCAGGACCGACCAGCCGTACAGCACTAGGTCTTCGGCGACAAACTGGGTGCGGTACTGCGGGGCGACCTCGCCGTCTGTGGCGTACAACCACCGGGGCTGATTGTCGATCGCGTCGGCCCCTTCGTACATGATCCAAGGGCAGGCCATGAGGGGCGCGGTGACCTGTTGGATCCCGCGGACGACGGCGGGGATCGTAAGGGCGGTCGCCCGGTTTACGGGGATGACGTCGCCGTCACCGAACCACTCCTGCCACACGACCTCAGACAGGCCGGAGGGGCCCTGCCATGGTGACCGGATGCCGGAGGTAAACCGGGGGCGTGACCTGGCCGCGGTCGCCCGACGGCGGGTCACCGGGTCAAGCGGTGAGGGCGTCGAGGTCGACCCGACCGCGGCCAGGGGCGCGGGTGTAGACGCGAGGCGCAACGCCGTCCGCAGTCCCATAGGCGGCAGGGTACATCAGGCCGACTGCGGTGAGGCCGACCTCATGCGGGTCTTCCTGCGGATCTTCTGGCGGTCGAGCACCCACAGACCGACCGACGCGGCGACAAGGGGGGTCACGTCGGGCCCGGACCGTTGGAACAGGAAGCCGTCACCGACGGTGCGGGCCTGCGCGGAGCTGGCCGCGGAGTCGAGGCCCTCCTGGTGGTAGTGGCGTAGGCGTTCGGCGTCGATCGCCAGCAGGATCGAGGCGGCGGCGTCCTTCAGGTCGCGGAACCCGAGGGCCTGTGAGCGGACGGCGGGCCGGGCCCGGTCGAGGGGTTGGGTGGCGGCGATGTTCGCTGGCATACCGTCCCAGGCGAGGCGGGCGTCGGGGTACTTACGGGCGAGGGTGAACAGCTCTCGAGACACCCAGTCGACGCCGGGTCGCTGCGCTATGACCTCGACGGCGGCCAGCTCCTCGACGGCCCACACGGCGACGATGCTGGCCCAGCGCTGGTGGTTGTCGCAGTCGAGGGCGAAGACGACCCCGGTGCCCTTGTCGGGGCGCGGGTCGAACTCTAGTGACCCGAGGGCCTGCCACGCCTCGGGGTCGATCAGGGCGGTGCCGTCGACGATGGGCCAGCGGCCCAGGTACTCACGCCCGAAGCTGATCCGCTGGGCGTCGGGGTCGTCGGCGGTGGCGATCTTCGCGTGATGGTCGGCGATCCGCTCGAGCGTGGTCATGCCGTAGGCGAGGCCGGGGTGGGCGGTGAACCACGTCTCGGGGTCGTCGCCGTCGAGGTCGGGGCCCGCGCCGAACTCGAGGATTCCGTCACGGCCTGCCCGGCCCGCCTCGAGGTACTGCCACAGGAGGCCCGACCGTTCCTCGCCCGGTGTGCCGGTGAGGAGCATCAGGGCGTCCGGTCGGGTGTCCTGCGTGGAGGCGACCGCCCCGTCTAGGTCGAGTGACTGTTCGGGGTCGAACTCCTGCGCCTCATCGCCCCACCACAGGTCGGACTCCTCACCGCGGAAGCTGTCACCCTTCGGCGGGAAGACGTACAGGGCGGACCCGTTGGAGAACAGGAAGGCCTCGGACCCCTGCGACCGTACGACCTTGACGGTGACGCCGTGCCGGGCGAGGGCGGCGGTGCCGCGGTCCGTCTCGAGGATGGTCGCGATGTCCTGCCAGCGGCGGCGGGCCTTGAGCCCTGACTGTGCCGTGAAGTGAACGATGTATCCGGGGCGGTCGATCAGCAGGCCCAGCACCGTCGCCCACGCGCCGATGGTCTTACCGGCGCGTCGCGGCACACTCACCGCGGCCCGGCGACGCCTCGAGAGGATCAGTCGGGCCTCTCGGAGCTGTTGCGGTTTCGGTTCGATGCCTAGGACGTCGCAACCGGTGACGAAGGGCGAAAGG